TTAACAACAGCAGAAGATGGAGGTGATAAAAATGCCACACAATCTTTACGTTGATTAGCAATATTATCAACAACAAATTGTTGAACCGTAGTACTATGTCCACCAGTCATAACCAGTGAAATATCTACAGCATCAGCATTTTCAAATAATTGATAAGCATTTTCTAAATCAGCATCAGTTGCCTGAACATATGCACCATTACCTAATCCACCAGCATTTGGACCTGTGGCGGTACTATTACCTAATACTTGGTAATTTGTGTTAGCCAATGGTTTACCCCAAGTAGATGAAGTGTTTGCATACTGTGGAGGATCCATAATGTAGATGTATTTTGAATTATTATAGATGTAGTTCTTGTAGTAGTTTGAGTTACCCAAGTAGTCAGTAGCATCAATACCTTTCGACATGAATGGGAATACTTCTAATACGGTGTTTTTAGTACCAGTGATTAAACCACCAGTGTCCATAACAACCATGTGAACTTCATCGTTAGCAGCACCTGCGGCAGCTGCCTGAGCAGAAGTACCAGGAGCACCAGTAAACAATGTTGAAATACCAACACTATTAATATTCCAAGTGGCAAATCCATTAGCACCACCACCTGCATCCAAGAAAGCAAAACTAATCGAATTACCTAGAGCACCAGGGTAACGAGCAACAACTGGACCAAACGCATTACCGTTTGTAAGTGGTTGTAAGTAAGAGGCTTGATATACATCTTCATTTGGAATCTGAACATAACTTTGAACTTGGTTATTGATTGGACTCAAATTAGATGAAGCGTTGAATGAACTATTATTAGCTGCACGAACAATTTTTAAATTATTACCATATGCTAAAAATGAAGCAGCAGTAAAGAATGAAACGTGAGTGTTACCATCAGGATCACCAAACACTTTGTTTAGTGTGATTTCGCTGTCTACAGTAATAATTTTGTTTGCAGGACCCCAGTTAAAGTTTCCAGCAAATGCACCGGCGGTAGTTAGAACCGATGGAACGACTGTAGTTAAGTCGACTTCGGAAACATTTACGCCTGGAGAGATTTGAAATGCCATTTGTTATCTCCTTGATATTATGATTTATTTGGCAGTTATGATACCATACGGATATTTATGATAGGTCATATTTAGAGATTTTTGAGTGTGTCTCTTATAAAACCGGCATAAACTTCACCGCCATCTGCAAATTCCCACACATCACCATCAATAACTTCTAGTCCTGGTCTTTCCAAACCAGTCTCAATGATAGGTGCAGGTAGTGTTTCTTCATCCAACTGGTTCAAATTCTCCAGCTGAATTTGTTTACGAATGTCGTGGTTAACAATGTCTTTGAAATACTTTTGACCTGTTGCCCACGCAAACATAACTAAACCCATTACTAAGTCATCATTGTGGCCATCGTCTGCCTTAAATGATGTTTTGTCGGCCACAAAAGTGGTTAATTCAGAAATGGTATCAAAATCATTAACTATTAATTTATTACCTTCAATCAAAGTTTTAAGATTTGAACAACCAATTCGTTTTACAGCAACCGACATTTTGAGTCCTAATTGAACTCCTCTACCAAAACCACCCGATAATTGTTGTGGTTTTTTATTACCCGTAAAGATTTTCATTAGATTTTCATACTCTAAATCTTGATGAATGATATCTGCTACGGTTGGATTTGTATTAATTTCTATTAAAATGTAAGCATCGTTATATAATCTGGCGGCATTATAAATGACCGTTGGGAACAACATGGCAGACATAGAAGTACTACGATAACTAGCCACCTGCTTATAAGGAGTGGTAGATATATCTATTACAGAGAAAGCTTGGGCGTCCAGATTTCGACCTTCGGACACATCAACCACAAGCATATACATGTGGTCTTTGGTGGTTTCATCGTTACCTTTGATTGGTTGTTCATAGATTTTCATCATATCAAAATCAGCAATTGGTTCTTGATAAACCAACTGTTGCAATTTAGTACCAGAAATCAAAGTATTGGTAGAACCTAAAAACTCAGTTTCAAACTCCTGACGGAATTGATGCTCTGATGTGTTACGGATTGTTTCTTCTTTCCATGCCTCATCACGACCTGGTACCATAGACCAATGAACTTCAAATGGTACATAGTTGTTTTTCTTATTGATGGCGTCTGTCCAAATCTTATAGAACAGATTCATACCATTAGGAGTAGAAACAATAATAATCTTAGTTTTAGTACCAGCAGTAATAACTGGATAAACTGAGGTAAAGAAGTCTGTGGCTATATTTGCCGGTACGAAAGCAAACTCGTCTAAGAAAACAATGTTATACGAACCAGAACGAGCCGCTGAACTTGATGTGGAAGAAGCAACGATTACAGAACCGTTTTCTAATTCTACACGACCTTTGTTCCACTCAATCACACCTTGTTGTAACCACATAGGTAGATTTTCATAAGCCAACTGAAGTTTACCAAGAATGGCTCGAGCAGTTTCACCTCGGTTAGCAAGAACGGCTACAGTTTGAGAATCTTGAAATAGAATAGTCCAAAGTAAATATGCCACCGTAGTGGTGGTTTTACCAACCTGACGAGGACATTTCATGATAGTAAAACGATTATTATTAAATGTTCTAATCATGTCCTCTTGGAAATCATACATTTTAAAATCAGTCACACCTTCATCAAGGGTAATAATCTTAATGTATTTGGCAAAGTAAATTGGATCCTTTGCACACTTAATATATTCTTGGACTTGTTCTTCCGTAAATTCAACCTGAACACCTACTCGTTTTAGTAGAGGGTTATCTCGGTAACTTTGTTTATTTTTTGTTGCCATCTTTAATTAATTTTGCCAATTCTGTGGTTGAGCCAACAAAAATGGCTTTATCGATATTGGTACTAGAAGATGATTTTTCTTTCATACCAGACATTTCACGCATTTGCTTTTGTATATTTAGGAGTTCTTTATTGGCATCAACCACGTTTTTCAGTAGAGTACCATAAACTTCAAATGCTCTTGGGTGTTGTCCGGCTTTAGCAATGGTTAGAATTTCTTCCATTGCTTCTGTGCCTTGTTCAATTAGACCTTGAAGATTTTCTTTTGATTGTTGATAAGCATCAGTTAAATCTTGTTGTAGTTCTTCTTCAACATTTTCAGATTTAATTACTGGTAACACAGGATGTTTGTTTGTATTGGTATCATTAATACCAGAATCATTTAGAAATTCTTTTGGTGTTACATCAAAAATTTCTTCCATGGATTTTTCAAATTTGTTCATATTAAATTCCGTATGTGCCTTTTACTTTAAGTATTTGGATAATAAGATGATATATTAGGTGTTTCTTCAATAATTGTGGTAACAGCATATGAAGTGTTTGCATTGGCAGTAGTTGGATTAGGCTCAATTATTATTTGAGCATAATTAATTGGATTTACTTGATAAGAACCAAACACATAGTTAGCATTAGATGCTCGACCAATTACTGGCAAATCAGATACAAAATTACCTGAAACATCTGTTAATGTTAATTGATTATTATTCCAGTAAATAACTTTACCTGATGCGGTAGAAGTACCAGCAGAATAACCTTGATATACTACTTCACCAATCTGATATGTTCCAATTCCTGGTGAGGTCATATTGAACACAATATTATCTGTTGATGAAATTGTATTGAGAATATTAGTAATAGAAGTTTTAATTAATCCAGTAGAACTAATATTACCATAAATGAAACCTTTAACTGTAAAGTTAAGTGTCCAAATAATCATACGAGTTTCTACTGTATGTGCATCACCTTCATATTCAATTTCTTGATTGGCAGAATTTAAAATAATAGGAACTTCTTTAACTACTCCCATCTCAGGAATTAAATTCAATTTGATTGTATAATCTGGTGCAAAATAAGGAATAATATGTTCTACAATTTGAGTACCATCTTCAATGTTACGAACATAGATGTATAAATTAAAATCAAAATTATATGGTACTGGATTATATTGAGAAACAACACCTTCTGATGTTGAAGCAAAATTTTTAATATTTGTATTTTGTTTTCTGGTAGCATCATAAGTCATACCAGTCATCTCAAAAGACATTTTAGGTAATGCAGTTTGAATCTTCTTATCTAAATTTGGATCATCTTCAAGACGCTTAACATACATCTCTTTGGCTGCATAAACAATAGGCACAAGCATACGTTGTGCTTCTGAATTATCAGGATTGTAACGCACTAAAGTAATGTTATCAAATAGGTTACCAAAACCTACAACTAACTTACGAATCACTCTATTGTATGTTGTATTTGCCATTAGATACTACCAAAAGGATTAGATTCAGATAAATCCAAAATTGAATTTGCTGAAGTTGCCAAATAAGAGTTATCATAGTTCTCTTTCTTGGCAGGATTATTTAAAGGATCAAAACTAATCAATGTGTATTGTGCATTAGAAGATGAACCATATACAAACCGGCCATCAATAAATTCACCAGCAATATTGTTCAATGATAACACATCTGTACCTTGTGCCCATGATTGAACAAATCCAAGTGCTGTAGCATTGGCTTGTGTAGTATCTGGTGATTGATAGACCAATTCACCAACATTATAATCAACACCATTAGAACCAGACAACGGTGCAGAGAATGTGGTTACTGTACCTGATGTGGTGTTTCCAGTTTTAATTTGATATAAAGAACCAGAAATAATAATTTGTGTAACTGGTTGCTGAATATATGTAGTATTATTCATCACATAACTAAAATAATCACCTACTTTTAAACTCTGTAAAATAGGAATTAATGTAGAGTCGGTAGTATTAATATTTAAATAACCATTATTGTATACTGCAGCAGACCAATTGATTGGTTTGTAAATATGGAACAAACGACCGTCTAAATTCAAATGTGTGGTGTAACCAGAATCAGAAACAACAATATCAATATCTGCCACACCAGTTTGAATAATTTCTTGTGAGTATTTGTATTTCTCTAGAACCAATTCATAGAAATATGGGTATTTTTTACCCAACATATTAAAGTCTTTATTGTGTTCTACAAATTTAATTTCAAATAATTCACCAACACCATTGGTAACTGGTACATATACTAAATCACCTTCTCGTGGTCTAGTAAAAGTATTCTGTGGAACTCTTTGTTGAAATGACCTGCGAGAACAAATTACATTCAAATCATCTTTAATTTCTAAACCAAATTTGGTAAATATATCACGCTGACCAATGTAATCAGTTGGGTCAGAAGAAATATACATTTCCAATGGAAACGCATCTTGAAATTTTTTGACTGGATCTTCACCATATAGAAGGTCACGAGCAGCATCATTACTATTAGGTAAGTAATATGCGTCAAATCCCATAATCTTTATGGACTCAACGATTAAATTTTCTATGACTCTTTGTTCCGGCTTAGCGGCCGTGCCATAGTTATTAAAGTATTTGTTTACGCCGGTCATATTAGTTGAGCATGAATTCTGCGGGGAGTTCGTATTTGTCTTGAATCTCTTGTTCTAACCTTTGAATTTCAGACACGGCTTCATCGTAAGTTTCTTTACCATTTAGTGTAACACCACCTGGTAATTGTAGGCCACCGAATTTTTTCATGTTTTCTCCCCAAGTTCTCTTGATGAGTTGAGTGGCATATTCTTTTAACCAGCGGTCTTCCCATACTTGTGGGTAAACATCCGGATTAATATTGGCATAACATTCGGCAATAACAGTTTGACCTACTGGACACTCAGAAGCACCCCACGCCCAATCAATATAGAGACGTTGCATATGACGGTTAAAACGAATAGGAACTTCTCCAGTAAACAACAGTTCTAATGAACGTAGATGTTGCATCGTCAAGGTATAGTTGATGTATGATGCGGAGGTGAAGTCGTAGAGTTCGTTTAGACGGAGTTGATATCTGAGGTCAAACATATTGATGGATGCCTGAGAATCGGAGAGTGGAAATATACGAGTAACACCAAGAATCTGAAGGGCATTGTTGGCATTATCTTCAGCATCCGTGAGGTCCAAGTACATATTATGAATGTCTTGTTGCTGGATTGCTTTAATGTAATAAAATTTTTGGACTCCATCATAATGGTAATCCTGCCAGTATTGAATGGCATCATCAATACGGTCTGATACCTGTTCTGGATCCACGTTAATTTCGATGACTGGAGCACCTAAGCGGCGCAAACAGTAATCTGCAAATTGTTGTCTGGTTTGTACGGTTGCCATCAAATCTCTCCTATGATGGACTATTTATATGGTATGGTATTAGGCAGTATTTGCCGTAAAACTATTTGGGGGTGTTGGCCAAGTAACATTAATTAGTGTACCATATTCATCCACTTGAGGATTAGCAGTGTTTGGTAAATCTCTTAATTGTTGCCGATATGTTATCCAAGAACTTTTATCTGGATGATTGTAATCCGATAGTCCCCATGGCATATCGCATTGAGATAATAAACTATTTCTTTTCCATCTTAATTGAGTCATTGCTGGAACTATTGGTGCAGGTAGCGGTGTGTTTCCTTGTGCTAACCATTGTTCATATAAATTCCAATCATATGGATTTGCAACTTTATGAATAACCACATTACCTTCAATTAACACAATAATATTTGGATCATTATTAAATAATAGTTTATACATTTAATTTTCCTTCCAATTCACTCACACGTTTTCTTAAATCTTGAACT